TAAAGGGAGACGATGAGGAGCCGTAATGGTAGAGGTAGATGAGGAACAGTGGGTGACCGACCGGTTAGCCCGAAGAATGTATCTGCGGTACTGCCAGGAGCATGACCGACGCCCGTTCCGGAAACAGTACGCGCCGTCGTGGGCGAAAGATTACGCGAGCGTGGCGGTGAGTGTTCTCGGTTATGACGATGAAGCTATCCGTAGGCTTGCGGACGCTAACGATCCGGTGGTGACGCCGTGATAACTGAGACTGTGTTGTGCGATAGGGCCGGGTGCATGGTGGCGAGTCCACTGCGCGGGTCGATGGTGCCGGACTCGTGGGTGACAAGTGACGGTAAGCATTACTGTTCCCGGGATTGCGCGGTGAGCGCATGGTGGGAGGTTCCCTCTCATGTTTCATAATCCGGAACAAGACTCGCCCGCTTGTTTAGGTATCGACCCGGAGTTGTTTTATCTGGAACAGAACATGCAGGCGGCGTCGATGCACCGTCAGCTGAAACCGATATGTGGCTCGTGTCCGCTGCTGGAGCGGTGCCGGGAGCATGCCCTGAAACACGAGTTGTATGGGTATTGGGCAGGCATGACCGCTAACGAGCGGCAGGAGTTACGGCGACGCATGGGGATAGTGCTGGAACGCCCTGAGCTGCTGTTTCTAGCCTCGTAACTAACACTACGGTAGGTGAATACCATGATCGAAAGTATCGTCTTAGCGGGCGTCCTAGCGGCTGGCCCACAGTTGCCGGAACCGATACAGAAAGGGGAGAAATACCACCCGTCCCCGGTGTCGTTGTATCAGGGGCGGGAGTATGTGAAACGGCACAACAAGTATCGGGTGTGTGTGCGGGGCCGGGAGTCCAGCGACTACTACAACGCCGTATCGAAACCACCGAACACGTATCGGGGTGCGTATCAGTTCTCTCACGCACTGAAAAACGGTGCCGCGTGGATGATGCAGAAGTCGATGAAACGTAACGGCGTGCCACATAAGCAAGCGAAACGTATCCGCAAGGAACTACAAGCGCACCCGATGAACCAATGGCACCCATATTGGCAGGACCGTGCGTTCTGGACGATCTGGGATCACGGTGATGGTCGATTCCACTGGAACCACACCGTCCCAGGGACCGCATGTTTCCCCGAATAAGGCGAAAGCGGCGGCAGCCGCACCCGTTGCCGTTCATGGCGTTGGAAGAACCAGGCGAAGCGGATTATCGGGGTGTCCCAACGTACGTGTGCCCGTGCGGGTGCGACTTGTTCCTTATGGCGGCGAAGTTTGACGAAACCCAACTACCAGCGTTCTACATCTTGGACGGAATGTGCGCAGCGTGCGCTGCGCTCGTGACCCTGCCGTGTCCAGCGGACGGGCCTGACCTATTGGAGGCTAATGATGGTGTGTAAGTCCTGCCGTGTGGCGGGTGCGATGAACAACAGGGGACGGGATCAGTTGTCGAAGGACCGCCCGGACCTTGCCGCTCAGTCGTTTGATGCGGCACGTAACTATCACGACGAGTGCCCGGGTTGTGACTGTCAGCATGTTGTGGGTGAACGGTTGCATGACTGAATGTTTCTGGTGCGGAACCGAATACGACGGCACCTACTACCGGTGGTTGTGCCCTACGTGCGGGGCGAAAGGTAACTGTTGCGAAGGGGAACCATGTCAGACGAGATAGAAATGACGGGGTGGGTTGTGGCGAAGGCACCACTGCGCACTGTTGAGGATGTTCGCACCCTGGCGGGGTGGCTGAACCGTTACAACGTGCCCAACAGCATCACGCTGGAGCTAGATAAGCAGACAGTGTGGATAGAACTGGTGGGGGAGAACAGTGTTGAGGCGGAGTGGATTGAGTGCGGTGAACACGTCCCCCCGGCGAGCGCGTACAACGTGTTGATTAGTACGCACGGTCACGGTGACCCCGCTGACGCACCGTCCGGTCCGGCACGGTTCGACTGGCCCGCGAAGGATCGTTACGGGGACGAGAACAGGCCGGAGTGAGTCACCGATACCACGGTGGTTCACCGCCGAGCCGTTCCACCATCTTGTCTAACGCTCGTTCTTCACGACGCCGCACCGTACGTTCCGTCACTTCCAGCTGCGCCGCCACCACTTGTATCGCCAACCCACCATCGGCATACAAGTCGCTCAGTAACGCCTTGTCTTTCGGTGGGAGAATGTCGAACGCGCTACGCACGTCAATCACCATCGCTAAACGAGTGTTCCCCTCAGCGGGGCGGGACGGGGCGCGTGTCTCACCCGTGTGGATCGCGCCACTCACCCAATCCTCCACATGGAAGATCGTCGGCAGTATTTCCCGCAACATTTGCGGCGTGTAGTACGCCAAGTCACCACGAGTGAGCTGCGATTGGCGGCGACGCTCCCGAGCGACGATTGTGAGGCAGCGTTGGCGGCAGGCGTTACGGAGTTTGTTCTGCCCGTGCCGTCCTTCGTCCCGCCACTGCCGAACTTTCTCTAAATGCTCCACCATCCACAGGTTCGCTTCGGCAACCAGATCATCTTTATCAACGATCCCCCGTCCGGATTTCCATGCGCTCGTGGCACCCTGTCGGGCTAGTTTCAGTTCACTGTCCGTGATGGGTTCATCTACCACGACCAGCGTTCCCCTTCCAAAACAAAAGATTTTTTCGTGATCGGTACCGGGTGCGGGGTGACGGTGTTGCCGTCCACGTACAGCACACCGAACCCGGCCTGCCAGTTGTGTGTCTTCGCGTACTTCGCTTTCCGCATGTCCATCAAGTGACCAACCTCAAAACCCCACAAGGTGCGGGTGAGGCGACCGTTCACGGATGTTGTGTACGGCTGGAGTCCCATGCGGTGCGTGTGCCCGCACACGACAGACATGCCGACCTTCTTCGTCAATCCCGCCGCCGTCTGGCCCGCAATTTGTGAAACGCCCGCTTCGTCCCCGTGCAAAGCGACCCACCCGGGTGCCACGTCAAACGCCTCGGGGTGGAATGTGATGCCGAGTTCGTCCAGGCGGAGAAACTGCGGCAACTCCAACTCCGGTAAACCGAGCAGCCCCGGCAACCGGCGCATCACTTGGTTGTAGAGACGGTCGGTGTGGTTTGACCTGATGCACGCCTGCACTTGCAGGTCTTTGAGAACCTGCACCGTTGCATCACGATCACGCCCGATAGAACGTTCGTGTTCTAGCGGTGTGCCCGATGACCAGCGGGACACGGTTTGGAAATCCATTTCGTCCCCAATAGTCATCACAATGTCGTCCGGTTGTTTCATGTCAGCGATGCACTGCGAGACAGCGGCGACTGCCTTGGCATCATGGAACGGTACTTGCAGATCAGAAACGACCCATACTCGTTTCATAGTCGTGCCTCCAGATTGTTCTTCCAGCGGGACAACTGCACATCCAGGAACGTCAGATAATTCACGGCGTCAGCAAGCTCGTCCCGCATCTCGTCAATCAACCGGTGAACACTCATGTCCTCAAAAGCCTGCGACGAGCCACGGGAATACTCCCGGTTACCGGTGCCCATGATGCGCAGCCGTGCATAGTTAGCGAAACGCCGCTGCGCCTCCGCTAACTGTTCGCTTGTGATCCCGTACCCGGGGTGTTGTGCCGGGGCAATGGGTATACCGCCAGTGTTATGCGCCCCGTCTCCCGGTCGTGGCTTTCTATCCGCAACCCCAAGGAAGTCAGTGAGTGCAGGAGACTCACCCAATCCTGATGGATCATCATTCACAGTCCTACTCTCCTTCGGATACCGTCCGCGCCTTCCGCGAGGAACACGTCTGTCACGTCCATGCCTTCCGGCATAGACACCACCACTGCAACGTCGATGCTCTGCGCGATGCGCTTACCCATATCCGAACCGGCCTGGTCGCCGTCCGCTAACACAAACACTTTCCGGTAATCCTGAAATGCACGGGAATACCAGTTCTTCCACTTGTTAGCCCCACTCAAACCGACAGCGGGTACACCTACTTCACCGTTCACGATCATCGTGTCGAACTCGCCTTCACAAATGGCGATGTAGTCACTGTCCACAGTGAACGCATTGACCCCGAACATCGTGTCGCTCGCACCCGGGCGGGACAAATACTTCGGTGAGTCGTCGTTGCTCATCGTGCGGTAGCGAATATCCACCACCCCTGTCGGTGTGCAGTAGGGGATAGCGATACGGCCCACGTATTGTTCGTCACCGATGATGGGGTTAGCGACGACGCCGAGACGGTACATATCTGCGGTTGCTTTCGTTATCCCTCGCGCCCTTAGGTAATCTTTGGCGGCGTCTAATTGACTGTGATATGTCGCTGTTGCTTGTTCCAGTGATTTCCTCGCATCGACGGACAGCATCACGGAACTCAATCCCTTCATAGTGTTGGACAATGTTGATTGCGTCGCCGTGGAAGTCACACGCCATACATTTGACGTAGCCACGGTCGCTGGAGACACGGCAGGACGCTTGCGTGTCGTCGTGGGCACCGCATTTCACGGTCTGCCACGGGCCTTTCGGTTTCGGTAGCTGCCATCCGTAGTGTTGGAGGACAGCGAATATGTCGAAGCGGTAACTCACACCGCCTCCCAAAGCAGGCGGTTTACGCCACCTGAACCTTCGGTGTCACGAATGTCTTTCAGAGTTACACTGCTTTCAGCCCACGACTTACGAGCTTTACGTTCCCCAACGACACGCCATCCTGCACCACGCAAACTGGAACCTGACTCACCTTCTTGCGTATAAGTGATCAATCGGGTGTAGCCCATTGCTTTACTCGCCCGCCACGCAGCGGCATACAGCATGCTGTTGGCGTTACGCGCATCTTCCAGTACACAGCTGCGGTTTACTTCTGCCGTGTACCCATCGTCATAGTGCCGTGCCACGGGTCGCCCAACCATGATTACCCCAACCAAAGTTTCTTCTTCGTTCCGGCAACCGATGCTGAACTTATGTCCACGGGGAGGCTTGTGATGCCGGTGATGCTCTGCAACAAACGCCACCGCTTGTCGAAAAGTTACTGGACACAGATGCAAGCTCACGTCGCATCAACTAACCGCAGCAAATCCAGCAGTGTGTCCAGTGTCATCGTGACCCTGGCCTCCCCGATACCTTTCTGCCTGGTCTTCGTGACCACAACCGGCACCGTCGGCACGCCGTACTTCATTTCGTAGTTACATGACTCCACGTCCGCTTGCCGCAGAAACTCCGCCATGTCCTGCTTCTTCACGTTCTTCGCTTCCATCACAATCGCAACCTCGTTGCGTACCGTGATCGACACGTCCCCAATGTCACGGTTCCCGGCGCGGGGCAGACGACGGGACCGCACGCCCGCCTCGTTGCAGTAGTTCTCCACGTCCGTCTCAAACTTCGTGCCCTTGACCTTGTTGTAGGTACTCACTCGTTCACCACCACCGGTATCCAGTAGTTACGCAGCTCATGAACGGGCACATTCACCACAAGGTCACGTTCATTCGTGTCAGGGCGGGTAAACCAGTACGGCTGCAACCCCGCCAATTCCCGCACCGGCACCAGCAGCAACCCATCGGCGTAACGGAACGCGACACGGTGACCGAAATCCGGGTGATCCGTCCACATCGGTAGCGACGACAGCACCATCAACTTGTTGTAGTTGAACACGCCACCACCACGAGTCGTGTCCTGCCGATACCACTTCACTTCCATGTCACCGATGTATTGCCCATAACTGCCATCCATCACAGTCATATGGAAATCAGTAGGGAAGAACCTGGGTGTCGGGTCGAACACCACATCACTACGCCAATACGTGTTCAACGCTGACCGCACTAAGTCTTCACGGCGTCGATCCGTGTCCGTCTGCCACACCGTCGCCGTCATTCAAAATCCTTCACGGTCATCGTGGCGGGGTAGTAGTACATGCGGAAGAAATCACTGCCCGATGCGTCAGCTGGGCCGTAACGGTTCTTCACCGCCGCCAACGCCATAACGCTCGGTTCCGGGGCCGCTATCGTCACCACCAGTGACGGGATTTGGCTGATCTTCCCGTGCAATGCGGCACGAGGGGGGCACGGGTTACCGGAATACGACTCGCTCGTGTGATGCAGCATCAAGAACGCGGCACCCGTATCTCGGGACCACCACTTCACTTCCCGCATCAAGTTACGTAGCGACGCGAACTCGTCACCCGTGTCGTGCGTAATATCGACAGCGTTGTCAATCACCACTAGGTGTGGGTTGTCGCCTTGCATCAAACGGTACGTGGATACGGCGTCTTCTAAATCCGCAAGAGTGGGCGACGGGTCAAACATCCACTTGATGTGTGAGGCGTGGCTGCGGAGAACTTCCGCCGCCCACTGCGGGTCACGTTTGATGTGTTCTTCCACATCATGCTGCGACATGGTTGTCACCATGCTGATTGTGCGTAAAGCCATCGTGGACTCGTGCGAGTCCGCAGACACGTACAACGTGGGTGCTTGTGATTGCACCGCTATCGCTAACGCCAGCGTGGACTTCCCGGCTCCAGGCTGACCGGCGATCATGGACACTTCGCCACGTCGGATCGTGATGCTGCGTTCCGCCCACGACTGGAACGGCACCGGCAGTGCGGTGCCGCCCCGGTCGATGGACGTGACAGCCCTATGCAGGGTTCTCATTAGGCAGGGAACGAGTCCCACTCCGGCGTGCCCGGGTTCAAGAACATCGGGCTGCACTGATCCGGTGTGCCCTTCGGTGACGGGCAGAACCACGCCTTGTACGGCTGACCGGCGCGGGCACCGGACTTGTACACGCCGTTACGTCCCGTGCGGGGGCCGTGCTTACATGACGGCACTTGCGCTTGGGCGAACGCGGGAGCGGGAGAGTCCCACCCGTCACCCACGGGAGCCGCAGGAGCGGCAGTTGGGAGCGTCGTCACTGAGGCGACCGGCATAACGGCAGCGACGTTCTTCACCGCAGCAGCAAGCTGCTCCAGCTCCACAATCGTTTTCATGTGGTCGTGAACAATCGCCAACGCCATAGAGAACGACTGGTCGTCGTGCCCTTTCGCGTTAATCAACGTCCCCGCAGGGGTTTTCACACTGGCCTGCACCATGCAGCCATCAAATGCGTCACTCATTAGTGACCTCCATTTCTGTAGTGTTGCTATCAGGGGTGAAAGAAACAGGGGC